CAACTAACATAACTTCTTCTTCAAAAGCTCTATCACTTGTTTCTTGCTCAAAAATTTGAGCAGCTTCGTTTTCGTAGCGTGCGTATTCCAAACCGAACAGGGCGTTCAAACCAGGTTCTAGTTCTTTGGCAAGCTGTGCTCTATTAATAGCCATATCCTATCTCCTATATTCCTGATGTTGAGTCCATAAAATGAACGTTAAGTTTTACGACCGCTAATCGGCCTGCTGCAGTTTTATCAACTGCGCCTTCTGCTACTGAAGCTTCGTCATCAAATCCTACAACTTTCATATTTAATGAAGCAGTAGTATTTACTGTTCCTACATCTAGTTCTCCTAAAGAGTAACCAGAAGTATTAGTTCCAGTAATTGCTGTTGCGAAGTTAGCATTAATAAACAGATTTGAATCAGGCATTGCTCCGTTACAATTAATAACGAATAATGCGTGAGGGTTATCTGCTACATAAGCTATAGCTTCTGTTGACGGCTTGATTGCCGCATATCCAGGCCAGTATGGTGCCCATGTTGGAGTTCCATCAGTTGCAATGTATTTACAACCCATGAAGACACCTAACAAAGGTACAGTACCGCCTGCCGCAGCGCCAGGTACATCTATTAATCCGCTAGCTAGAGGGATGACTGGAGTTCCAGTCCAAATCAAACTTGTTGTTCCACTACTTGAGCCTTCAAAATTAATAGGATACGCATTAACGCCTTGGTTATTATAATTTGAGCCTGATCTTTCGTAAGGACGAAGACCAAAAGCTGCATCTATATTAGCCATAATTTGTCTCCTTTAGACAATGTTGGTGTAACATAGATCTTAACCATTAAGATTTTTTGTTTCCACCAAATTCTACCCGAGATTGCCTATCTTGTGAAATTGGCATGGAGGGGTGCTCTTCCCTCATAAGATCGTTGTCAACTGATTTCTGTTGATCGTTAGTTAAGTTTTGGAAATATTCATCCCTAGACTCTTTAACTTCAATCGGACATCTCATTAACATTAATCCACCTACTGCAATAGTGCCTTTAAATTTTCCCTCACTTAAATGAGGTAAATCCATCCTGTCTGGATATTCATCTGCTCTCACAGGTTCATATCCCGATCTGATTCTAGCAACTACGTTTTTATCATCTTGCGTACCTCTATACTCAAATCTTACCCACCGATGGTGAAAACCTTCTGGTGGCTCAGGGGCATCTAAATTAGATGGCGGAACCCAACCTTTTTTACGAGTTTTTTGTTCACGGGTTTCTAATTTGCGTGAGGTTTTTTGTTTACTATCTATAGTCATATTACGCCTCCTTCACGTGTTTTGCGTACTCTTCAAGTGGCACACCAAGTCTTTTAGCTATTGCTATCTGGGAGGGTGTGAGTCTCACTACTTTGCGTCCATTTTTTGTCGATCTATTAGCAGAGGCAACCGTTTGGACTCTTCGGCTGTCTTTGTTCTTATCCTCGAATTTATGAGGAAACTCTTTTTTTATTCGTTTGTCAAGCTCATTATAATACTCATCTGTCTTGCCGTCAAACCCTTCTTCTTGAATAAGTTTTTTATGAAAAGATAAAGCGGTGTAAGTCATGGCTTCATCTTTACCAAACCACTCATTTTTTTCTGCCCAAGCTGCTGCTTTAGGATCTGGTTCAGGTTTAGGTTGAGATTTTTGTGTTTTATTTTCTTCAGGCTTATCTTCTTTTTTTTCTGACCTTTGTTTTAAAGACGCCTCAGCTCTCTCTTCTTCTATAGCTAATCTTGCCATAGCTTTTTGAGCTTCAACTTGAGCTTTAGCATCGCCAGCATTAATAGCTGATTGTAGAACACTTTGAGCTTTATCCATTTCTGACGAAACTCTTTTTTTATATTCATCTAAATAACCCTCATCTACTTTAACAACTTTTCCTTTAAGATCATCTCTTTCTTTTTTTACAGATTGTGCATAGACTAAAGCTTCTTCCTTTTGACGTTCTGCTTCTCTAATTTTAAAAGTAAGTTTATCAATTCTTTTTTTTACAGATTGTGAATATTCTTCACCTTCTTCAACAGTTTCTTTTTTTTGTTGATCCTCTTCAAAAACTTCTTCAACAGTTTCCTCATTTTTATTTTCTATCTCTACATCCATTGATTCCCCAGATGTATCTATTGGAACAGTCTTATTAGTTTCTTCTTTAGTATTTAATATTGTTGGCATGGGCCCTCCATGTTAAATTAAGTTAGCTGGCAATATATCTCTAGGATCTTCGACAACTGCCAGTACTTCATCGTCGTTGATTATACGAAGTTCACCACCATCAATGCTAAGTCTAGCTCCAGCATATTTTGTAATGATAATCCAATCGTCTTTTTTACACCACGCACCATTAGGAAACTTATCTTTATCCATGTAAGCATCAGGACCTACGGCAATAACTTTACAAATATTAGTGGCAATAGAAGCTTGCTCAATAGCGGTATCTGTAAGAATTACACCTCCTGCTGTTTTACCTTCTAATTTTAAAGGAAATAAAACAAGACGATATCCTGTTGGTTTAGGTACTTTTTCTATATCTTTTTTCTGTGTTTCTTTTTTTTTACCATCCCAAATATGTTTTGGCATAATAAGTTTACTTGCTGGTTTATTCATCCAATAGCTCCTGTTTTTTTAGCAGGTCCGTGAGTTCCTGTACTTCTTGTTTTAAAGCATGTAACTTTCCCGTTAAATACTTATATTCGTCCCAATTTGGAACGCCTTGTAATATAGCTTGTTCTACGGTTGCTTGTCTAGCAATTAATTCTTTTTTGTAATAGGTAAAAAAATTTTCTAAGCGCATGATTTCATGTGGTCGCTCATCTCTTTAGCTCTGTTGGGGGTTTGTTTTGCCCAACGACTATCGAGCATTTCGATCGACGCAACATGATAACTAGGTGGATCTTCTGCAAGTGCTTTCCACATATTACGGAATTTTGACACTCCAGATTTTCCAAGTTGAAAAATCATTTCTATAATTATAATTTTTGCATCGTCTGAGATGTTGTAACCTTCGCATAATTCTTCAGAACTTTTAATAGCTGATTGCAAATCATGTTCTAGTATAGTCATGAGGAATTTTTCCTCGTATTCTTTATTGTCTTCCCAAAAATCTTCAACACACAGGTGTCCTACCCCCACTGTTCTCTTACCTAGGGTATCTAGGTATACCTTGTTTCTGTAGCCTTCGTGTTTTTTCACGGAAGCTAAAAGTTTTTCCATATCTATCATGTGTATATCTTTGTTCTTGGTCTTTTCTTTGGTAGCATGCGCCCAAACCCTTTAGGAGTTACAAACACAAAACCACCTTTTTTGTAATTCTTAGCCCATCTTTTAGCTATTTCTGGTTCGTTTGCAAATAAGTATTTTCTTTGTTTTTCTGATTTAAAAGGCATTATTTTTTTCTAAGTTTAGATAAGGTTTTAGCAAATCTTGCTCTTTGACCTAATTTTCCTCCTTTTTTAGCAGCAGCATTAAGTTTGTTTTTAGGAATTGTTTCACCCTTTTTAATACCTAAAGATTTTCTTAAAGATCCTGGTTTCTTAATAGCTTTTTGAATATCTAATTTACCACCTTTTTTCATAGGTATAATAGATCCTTCAGCCGATCCTTTTGCGTATCCTCCTTGTCTAGCTTTAACGGGTTTTTTTGCTGTTTTAGCACTTTGAACAAAATCTTTTTTAGTAGGAGATCCTTTAGATCCTACTTTACGCATTTTTTCTCCACTACCATCTTTTATTCTTTGTCTTTTTGCATGAATATTTGCATATAATCCTTGTTTAGTCATTATTTTCCCTTCTTAAACATATTTAATGCTGCAGGTCCCGCGCGCACGCCCAAAGAAACTGAGCACGCCAGATATAAAAGATGGCGATAATACTCAGGAAGCCCACTTAAAATTTCAAACCCACGTTCTATATGGGGTTGCATAAAAGGCAAGAAGGCGCATATCGCTGGAATCATTAACGCAAGTAAAACAAATTCATCTTTCCAGGATCCTTTCATTTGATCCACGGCTGATGCTTCCCATTTCACTTTCCCAGCAATCTGGTCTTGTTTCAATTTAGTTGCTGCTTTTACTTCGGTAAGTTTTAATTCTGATTTTGCTTTTTTGGTCTCGACGAAGCCGCGAATTCCATCGGCGGCGACGCCGAGTAAGGGTTTTGCTAAGAGTTGCCAGACCATAGTCTAGGCAGCCCCGCCTGTCATCCAACTAATAACCCAAAGAACTACAATAGCTACGATAGCAGCTTTAATCCAGTCCTTCATCTGCCAATCACTCCACTCTTTAATGTGTGACCATAGATCTTTAATTAAATTCATAAGACCTCCTTTTGAGAGTTAATTTATATCAGAATAAAAGTTTATCTTAAACCTTTAAAAGGAACTTTTTTTATCTGAACTTTACTTCTTTGTCCTTTTGGCCCCGCGCCTAAATTTTGTTTTACTTTTGGTCCTTCCATAGATGCAGAGTAAACATCAGCTATTGCTTCTTTGTTTTTAAATTTTCCTGCATAAGGATTACCATCAGTAGAAACAGTCATTTTTGCATTTGGATATAGAGAACCATTTATAAATTTTGGTTTTGGATTATTTAATGCCATGTTATCTCCTAGTGAATTGTTGGTTTATCTTCATCTAATTCTTGTAAAGCATGTTGAATAAATAGTAAAGTCTGGTCTTCACTATATCCTTTACCTTCAAACAATTCTTTTACTTTAACCATTAAAACTTCTGCCATAATTAAAGCTAAATGATCACTAGTTACTGTATCTTTGACAAATTTATCAAGAAGATCAATGTAACTATCAAATAGTTGTTGTGGTGTTATTAAAGTTTTATTTAACATTTTTATATTGAAAACCTGGTCCTTTACCTTGAGAGTCAAGTTTTTTAAGGTTTATCTTTGCTCTCAACATAGCTATATCTTCTTGTGAGTCAATTCTAGCATTATCAATTTTATCTTTTTGTTGTAATTTTTGCTGTTCAAATCCAAGTTTAGTTTGATCAAATTGTAATTTAGCCTGATCATTCATTGCGCGTTGCTGTAATTCTTGTTGTTTTAATTGAATAACAGGATCTGGTTGACCTGATCCACTCATTTTTGCCTGTAATTGCTGTACTTCTTGTAAGAACTGAGCCTCTAACATAGCTATCTGTCCTTCAGTCATTGATTCAAGATTTTCTCCCTCAGCAGTTTGTCCCATTTGTTGCTCTGCTTGTTGGATCTGCATTGCTACTGCTTCTTTTGCTTTTAATGAAACATGTTGTAAAATATGTTTATTTAATTCAACGCCAATTTGTGGCATTAACTGAACAATCGACGATAAACCAAACGTAACATGCGCTTGAATATGAGCATCATGATTTTGTCCTTCATAAGCTTCAATTTTATCTTCTTCAATTAATTTACGGTTCTCCATGGTTGGGCTCATTGGTTCGGGTTTTTCCAATTTCATAATCTTGTCAATATCCGAAACGCCCAATGCCTCGTACATGCGAATATAAGCTTCTTTCACGTTGTGAAGTTGAGGCGCACTCGTTGCTAACTGAAGCTGAGTCTGTGCCAACTGAATGCGTTGTGCCATGGAGAATATGTTCGGATCTGCAACGGGAATAATATCCACGCGTTCATCGAAATCTGTTTGTTTAATAGATCTATCTCCTCCAACAACCGCATAAGGGTATTCCTCAGGAAGGTATGATTGAATAACGTTAGCTAATAATTTAAATTCTTTGTGCATTGCATAATACATTCTTTTGTGAATGCTACTCATGATACGCGAACCACGTTCTAATAAAGCAATTGTCGTTCCAACAGGGGCACCTTGATTTGCATCACCTACTTGCATGTCTGCAATTTGTGCAAAGCGTTGACCTGCATCAACAACAAAACCAAGTAAACCAAATAATGTTTGTGATGGTTCTTTATAAGGTAATGGCATTAAGCCTTCTCGAATAGCACCAGACGGTGCATCAACATCTCTAAACTCACCTGGTTGTAATGGGTCATCATTATCAGCGATCCGTAGACCACGTGTCTTGAAGCCCGCAGGAAGATTAGCTAATGTTCCAGCATCAATTAATTGACGTAATGCTTGTGTCGCGGTACGCGATAGGCCACCAATTAAATGTATTAAACCAAAACCATAAAATCCTAAACCTGGTAAAAATTTATAATGTACAAAATATTGTTTCTTCTTAAATAACGGATCATCTTCATCATAGTTACGACGAATAGATAAAACTTTTCCTGAAGACTCTTCTAGAGTTACAATATAGGGAAGTTTAATTCCTGTTTCCTCATCATCTCTTTTATCTTCATAACCAATTAGATCTAAGTTTACATGAAACTCTAAAATAGAAACTGTTTCTGATTCTCCTGTTGTTTGAACACCTTCTAAATTATTAATAGCATCTTTAATATTTCCTGTGCTGTACGTTGGTGTATCAGGAGGTGACGGCGTAATATCAATGTCTCGGTAAAAACCTGCAACTTGTTTTTTACGTACATCATTTTCTGAAAGTTTA